GTAACTTCTACTGCTGTACTTGCATACATTTCTAAACAGTTGTTTAGTTATCTCTTCTCATCCTCAAAGGATGCTTCTATTCAACAGGCTCGGTATTATGACAAACCAGTTGAAGCAGTTGAAAAAGAACCTGTTAACGTTTGGAAGAAAGAGGATTATGTGGTGTGCGGTTTTGATGTATCACGCACCACACGGTCCTGGAAAGGTTTAACTATTGAGCAGGTACACAATATCGTTGCCAAAAATGTCATTGCTATTAAGACGAGAGTTCACAATTCCTTCTTAAACAAAGCTTTTGATATTGGTGGAGTAGCCTTTTGTATTAAAGGAAATATATATGTTACCAATGCTCATAACATACCTTTTGAACCTGGTCAAGTTGAACCTATTTCTATCTCCATTGTTCATGATTATTTTGATCAACAACCTAGTCCGAATGTTACTCTGAGAGTAGATACTAATAAATTAGAATATTATAAGGAGATGGACTTGGTTTTCTTTCAGTTATTAGGTATCCCTCCTAAGCGAGATTTATCAGACCTCTTGGTAAGGGAGTCGTGGTCTGGCTTTGTAAATGGGGCCCTGATAACACGTTCACCAAAGGGTGAAGTTATAGTCAAAAGAATGATAAATGGAACTGGATTTAGTGATAATGAGAGGACCATTGAAGCCAATGCTAAAGAATTAGTTGTACCTTATAAGGTTAATACTAAAGTGTATGCTGGAGTTTTTGATCCAATTACTATAACTGGGGACTGTGGATCCCCACTTATTGGACATACTGGTTCAGGTCCTGTGATTCTGGGTATACATTATTTAGGCAGTTTGCATAGCCCAATAGGGTTTTCAAACAGGGTAACCTATGAATTAGCAAGTCATGTTATACAAAACTTCGATTTCGTTATAGTAGCAGGTGAAATGGAATTGGGAACTCAGAGTTGTTCTGTAGAAGTGATACCGTTGCACTATAAGAGTCCTTTAAGATACTTCGATAAAGGTACGTGTTATACCTATGGTTCAGTTTCCATACCAAGAGCAAAACCCAAAAGTAGGGTTACTAAGACCCCTATTTGTGATGCTTTATCCCGTAGGGGTTTTAAAATTACACATGGAGCACCAGTAATGAGTGGATGGAAAGTTAAGCGTAATGCTTTAGAACCTATGCTCAATTGTGTGAATAAAATGGATCCTGTTGTTTTGGAGGCATGCACTGATTCTTTTATTGAAAGTATTATTGAACGATTGCCAGAAGGTTGGGAAGACATGTTACATGTATTAGATGATTTTGAAGCTGTAAATGGGTGTCCAGGTGTAGCTTATATTGATGCTTTACCTCGATCAACTTCAGCTGGTCATCCTTATAATAAGTCTAAGAAATATTTCTTTGACTATTTGGAACCACAACGAGGTCATCAACATCCTATTCAGTTTAATGATGAAATAATGGCAAATGTTGAAAATATTCTTTCTTTGTATGAGCGTGGAATAAGGGCTTATCCCGTGTTCCGTGCTAATCTTAAAGACGAACTCAGATCTTTCAAGAAAATTAAAGAAGAGAAGACAAGAGTGTTTTCTAGTAGTCCTGTAGCTTGGTCTATAGTAATTAGGAAGTTATTTCTTCCGTTTACCCGACTAATGATGCACAATAAATTTATTTTTGAACATTCTGTTGGAACTAATTGTTGTTCTATGGAATGGACAGAAATTATCAAACACATGACTAATAACTATGATCCCTCCCGTATAAATAATAATATTGCTGGTGATTATGGTCAATTTGATAAATCAATGCCAGCGATTATTATATTGTGTGCTTTCAGGGTTATAATTGAAATCTCTAGAAGATCTGGAAAATATCCACCAGAAGTAATAGTTGCTATGGAAGCCGCTGCTATCGATATGGCATTTGGTTTGGTAGAATTTTTCGGAGATCTAGTCATGTTCTTTGGTGTGCAACAATCAGGTCATCCTTTAACTGTTTTTATTAATTCATTGGCCAATAGCATCTACATGCGTTACGCATATTACCAATTGCATCCACAACATGACGTATCAACTTTTAATGAGTTAGTTAATTTAACAACTTATGGAGATGATAATTGGGCTAATGCAGATGAAAAAGCATCGTGGTTCAATCACACAGCTATACAAGAAGTATTTGCTAAGGTAGGCATTGTATATACTATGGCAGAAAAGGATGCGGTAAGTGTCCCCTATATCCCAATACAGCAAGTAACTTTCTTGCAACGTAGTTGGGTATGGGATGAAGATCTGCAGGCGTATGCCGCTCCTTTAAAGGAAGAATCAATTGTCAAAGGTTTAATGATGCATGTCTTATCTAAAGTTGACAGTCAGGAATTTCAGATTTTAAGTGCGGTTGAATCTGCCGTTAGGGCTTATTTCATGCATGGTAGATCAAAGTTTTTAGAAATGAGATCTATTCTTATGCAAGCCGTTATAGAATCTGGTCTCGAAATGTTTATTCGAGACAGTACATTTCCTACTTGGGAACGCCTTCATTTGGAATTCAAAGAAGGCAAGTTGACCTCATTACCTGAGGTTGACGAAGGGGGTGAGTTGATACCTCCTGAAACCAAAAATTAACCCAATAGTTTAGTTACTGCCCTTCCCTTATCGTAAACTTGTAAAGGGGAAGGGAGCGTGGAAGCTATTGGTTTAGCCGGATGAGCGTTCCTCAAAGTTCCTATTTAGGAAAAGTTGGCCTGCTAGCTAATAGTTTACAAGACATCCAGGAGATTGGGTTTTCTCCTGGAGGTGATTACTAACCTGCACAAACACAAAACCAAAATATTAAAAATATTGAAGATTCTGTTGATGACCTCTTGAAGGATCTTTATAATAACAAAGAGGTCTACAATTACATGCTTGCTCCTCAAGACAAAGATACTCATTTGAGTTTTGAGGATTTTGTTGAGTTACTTCTTGGGCCTAGTCAAGTTGAGTTACAATCTCGGGTTGAAACACCTAATCTTGCCTTTATTGATCAAAATGAAGGCGAGGTCGTTGACGATGGAGCCCACTTTAACGGAGAACTTGACGATGTTCCAGGGATTGATTTGGCAACATTTCTTTCCCGACCAGTCAATATCACAACTCTCATGTGGAACCAGGATAGACTTCCTACTAGCAATGTTGCTGGTGCTACTAATCCTCTTATTAGTGAATTTGATCCTTGGACTCTTTTTCTTAACAATACTAAGATAAAGTACAAGCTTAACAATTTTGCTTATATTCGAGGAAATTTACATGTTAAGTTCGTTCTGAGTTCTCAACCATTTTATTATGGATCGGTTTTGGTATCATATAGACCATTACCGAATTTTAAGTCTGATATTGGTCCAACCTCGCATTCTATAGCTCAACCAGTGACATATTCACAAAGACAACACGTTTGGCTTTATCCACAGCACAATTCAGGTGGCGAGATGATTCTGCCTTTCTTTTGGCCATATAAAATGGCTGACCTAACTAGTGCAAGTGAAATAGCAAACCTTGGCAGGCTTAATGTTTGGGTTGTTAATCAACTACAAGCTGCTAATGGTGTTGCCACTCGTGAAGTTACCATTCAAGTTTTCGCTTGGATGACTGATGTTGAAATTACTGGTCCTACTGTTGGTCTTGCTTTGCAATCTAAGGTTACTGCTGTTAAGAAAGGAAAGGATGAGTATGATGGGCCTATTTCTGGTCCTGCGAGTGCTGTTGCTTCAGCCGCAGGCGCTCTCTCATCTATTCCAGCTATTGCACCTTTTGCGACTGCGGCACAAATTGGTGCTTCAGCAATTGCAAAAGTATCCTCATTGTTTGGTTATACCAATACTCCCGTTGTTACTGATGCGCAAAATGTTCGACCAACACCATTTCCTAATATTTCCTCCCCTGAGATTTCTCATGCTATTGAGAAACTAACTCTTGATCCTAAGAATGAACTTTCTATTGATCCTGGTATCGTTGGTCTCAAGGGAGTAGATGAATTAAATCTTAAACATCTTTTGACTAAATGGTCTCTTATAGATGTTTTTAAGATTCCTCTTGCAACAGAACCAACTGATGGAGGGAATTTGGATTTGGTTTGGACAGCTCGTGTTAATCCCAATAATTACGTTATCAATGCATCCTTACCAGTTGGAATGGATGAAGTTGCCTTCACTCCCGCAGGTTGGCTCGCCCAGATGTTTCAGTACTGGAGGG